TCTTCAAAATTATAAAACGAATATTCGTTATTGTAAGGAATACATATAAAATCAATATCTTGTAAATGTAAGTTATCTAACAAGTAATATAAAATTGGTTTACCGAATATTTTTATTAATGCTTTTGGGGTTTTGTAACCACTTTTTTTAAATCTTTCACCGACACCACCTAAAGGAATTATAATAATCATATATTATACATATTATATGAAGAGTTGTTTATGTATATTTCTTGGCTTACCAAGGACCATTTTACAATGTTTTGAAAATATTAAAAACAATTTAATAAATAATAATAGTAAAGATTTTGTATTCGAATATTTAGTAAATACTGAAGGAACCGAAGAAGAAATAAACGTAATAAAAAATGTATTGAATATTAGTGATAAAGATATTATTTTATTTAATGTTGATAAAAATCAGATTAAAACTTCATGTCATGTGTATATGTATAGATTATTTCAGTGTTTAAAAAAAAAACAAGACTGTTCTTATGATATTTATATAAATTTAAGGTTTGATATTGAGATTAATAAACCAGTCGATTTGCATAATTATTTGGATAAATATTGCCTTATAACCGGTAGTTTTACAAGAGCTTGTAGTTTTCATAATCGTGATTGGGACCTAATGTCGATAGGAAATAATTTTAGTTATAAAATGTTAAATTATCCAATTTTAAATGAAATTTTAAAAAATTGGTATAAACAAGACATAGAGCCTTTAGCTGACAAAAGCATTGATACAAACATAAAAGATAACTTTATCTCAGATAAAGAAATAATAGAAGTAAATCATAAATGTGGTTTAATAACATATGAACCTATACAATTATTTAGTTTGGCTATAAAAAATTTATTGAATAATGGAGGAACATATATAGTTAGTGAAAAATTTGAAAAAGTTCATGCTTATATTATTCGAAGTAAAGATTATAATAACCAAAGAAGTTTTTAGACCGGTGTTTTACCTCTATAAGCTCCCGAAAGTAACATAAAACTATTATCTCCTTTAGTATCATAAAAGCTCTTTGACTCTTCACCCACCCCCCGCGATGCAATCTCTCCAATTCACCAACCCCAACCCGCGCACTTCCCCCGCGGGTTTCTCCGGTTCATTCAACGCCAATAACCAAGGCTACAGCGGCACAGGTCGCGTGACTTTCGGCAATGAAAACCGCAGCGTGTATGTCCAAGGCCAAGTCGGTGGCGGCTGGTCTGGCGGCCATCCCAGTGTCGGCGGAATGGTCGGCGGAACGATTCGTTTTTAGACATCCATTCCATTGTAATAAATAATATACCGCGATATATTAGTTATTATGACAAAACAAAAAACAAACCGCTACAAGAGTCGAAATGTCAAAAAAACCAAACGACATGGACAACGGCGCAAGACGCGTCGCATTACGACAAAACGCGGTGGGATGTTGAGCCGATTATCAACAATATCGCCTCGAATATATTTCATCCATAACGTTTTACCGTTATTTACTGAATTCACTACTTATATGAACCCAAATCCAAATCCAAGACCAGAAGATAAGAGTATCGTCAATTTTGGAGAGCGTCATTATAGTTCATTTGCCGATATTCCTGTGGATGAAGCGCTTAAAGCGAGCATACGTGAATTACAGAAAGATTGGAATACAGAGAAAAGTGCCGAGAAAGCGCTGAATGCGTATAATAAATTACTACAAACATATGAAGATGCGAAGAAAAGACAAATCCAAAAAGAAAACCGATACACCCCGCCCCTAGGCCAGACATTCTCGCATCCATTGTCTGCGTCATTAGCTAGTATTGCCCCAGCATCATTACGTAGCGAACCGTTTGGAACTCCAAGATTGGTTGAATCTTCCAATGCTTTTACACCGCAAAAAGTATCAGGTGATGAAAAAATTCCAGAGAGTATAATGACACCATCTACTGGAATGTTATTTGCGCCGACACTAGCTAATCCCAGCAAAACGGTCCGACGATTATTCGGCGACGACGGCGATGATGATGGCGATAATAACGGCGATGATGACGGCGGCGACATTACCCCAATCTCTTCACCTATGAAATCCCCGCCTCCTCTATCATCAAAATCGTCAAAAAGACCACTATTAAGTCCGTCAAAGCCCCCGCGTTTTCAACTAGGCTAATGTAACATAACAACATCATATATGAACTCACCCCAATATTTATCCGCCCGCATGTATATCATTACTTTCGAATGTAAATTATTGTAGTAGTATAGTATATACGCGTTGAATTGATATAATGGCGAAGCATTATTCCAAACGTGCGTCTAAAAAACGCGCGTATAAAAAACGACGCACGATTCGAAAATTGAAAACGACTCTGCGTCGTAAAATGCAGAGAGGTGGTGGTGATGAAGACGTTATTATTCGAATTATTTTTAAATTAGCACAACAAGTAATACCCGTTATTCTTTCACTTATTAAACTTGGCGATGTGAAACTTCTTATGAGTATTATTACGTTGCTATCGGGAAATCAAACAAGTATAGGTCCGGGTGGGATGGGATGGTCAGGAGGGTCAAAGTCAAATAATCGACAGCTACAACGAGGTGGTGGTCTCAAAGAAACTGTATTGGGAAAACTCGATGAACTTGCTATTAAGTTTAAAGATAAACCAGATGTGGCTGATTGTATCGAACAAATTAAAGCCAGAATTATTGAACAGCCTGAACCCGCAGCAACGGCACTAGATAGTAGTGTCGAACTTGATTCTTTGACAACAGAATTAACAACAGAATTAACAACAGATACAAAGATAACACAAGCTGATAAAGACATAGTTGCAAAACAAGACTCAGCATTAAAAGATCTAGTAGAAAAAGACGAATCTGTCACATCAAATACTTCAGTAAATGACCCCTTACCTCACGCTATAAAAGAAGCCGCAAAAATGAGTATAATCCGTAAGATGATAACATTGTTCAATGAAAGAATTAAAAGTAAGATTACTGCTAAACTTGATGGTATGATTAGTAACCTTCGAGGTAAGGTTGACGAAGACGTAATTGCTTGTATTCGAACATTAAAAACCGCAATTGTAGAAGATATTGTAACTCAAATAAAAAATAATGTGAGTGAAATATCAAGTAGAATATTAGATGAAATATCCAGGGTACTCGGAGTATTAGCGTCAGAAATTATTACATTTTTGGCTTGGAGTGCCGTACAAATTGCTCTTAAGAATTATAGTGCAATACCACGAGAAGGATTAAAATTGTTAGGTAAACTGGGTAAACAAGCAGTTGGCGCTGTGGCTGGCCGTGTAAGTAATTTAGCTGGACGTGTCAGTGACAAAGCTGGTAGTATGTTTAGTAGTATGAGTAGAAATACAGGTCCTGTAGATTCGGTTTCCCAATCCTCCCTATCAGAATCCATATCCCCAGCACCAGCACCAGCACCAGCACCAGCACCAGAAGCACAACCAAAACAAGGGTTATTCGGTAGAATTGGTTCGGTTTTCGGTCGTCCATAATAACCCTACAACCTCCTAACATACGACCTCCCCACATAACTATCTACACGTCCCACACATATATCGCCATTTGCGACCTGTCGCGGAGTGGGGACACTCGTGTGTGTGATTTCTGTCACAAGAACCTTTTTGTCGCCCTGTGTCCAGTATGTATATGGCGGACTCATCATGATTTGTTTCATGCGCACGTGCATATGTACAGTCGGGTATGAAACCCGTAATTGCTGAGCCGCTTCCGAAAACCACCCATAATATTCGCTCGTATCTTCGGGGAAGGGCGTGGATGGCGGTGTCGTCGGTGTCGGCATTCGTCGTTCGTTCGTTCGTTCGTTCGTTTGATAATAGTAATTACAATTATTATCAATCAATTTATTCATTTATTTATTTCATTTCATTCAACATCCAGCCCTGCAAACTGGTTATGGACTTTCACGTTGCCGGATGTCTTTGCGCCCTTTACTTGTCGCATCGCGAATACGTCGGCACCGCCACCGCTACCACCGTCACTCGACGCTGACGGAATCACGACGGTTAAAGACGGAATCATCCTACCTCCTCGCGCAGGTCTAGTACTATGAAATCCGGTTCTAGATTCAACATTTTCATTGATAGTGCTCCTCTCAATCGGTCTTCCCTGACGCGACGGAAATGAACGGTGCTTTTGTAGTGACTCAGCACCGCCACCGCCACCGCCACCGTCACTCGCCGACGCCGCCGCCAGAGGAGTCGCATTCAAGCATGCCAGTTGCTGCGCCGGCGCCAATTGATTCACATAGTTAATCACCGTGTGCTTCGTAACAAATGCCCCAGTCGGTTTCATCGTCGCCAAATACACGTCATAATGAATCTTGTACATGTGAGTCTTCAATTCCCGCTCATACTCCTTCAATGGCTTGGCATCCTTCTTCACGTAATGCTCAATATATGCGTCATATAGTCGTTGCGTGTAATCGTGAAGACGGTCGCGGAACTGGCGAAATGCGCGTGAATGTTGTGGGTGATACTTCAAATACTCATCAATCGCGCGGTCCTTACGTAACTGGAGATACTGCGACATCAATTTCTGCTCCATCCCCTTGCGCTTCTTCACGCTCTCGTATTTGGGGTTACGCTGTTTGTAGCAGAAGCCGGTATCTTTATCGACGAAAACAACACCAGGCATCGAAACAGAACGAGTTTCAGAAGACGCATACATGCGAGTGTAATCCTCAACGATCGCAGTCGCAGTCGCAGTCGCAGTCGCAGCATCTGTCGGCACATCATCAAGAACGCATGTCAGCGTTGAAGGCATATGTGAAACACTACCGCCAAAGTTGGCAGAAAAGATGTCGCGATCGAGACGGACTACATTGACGCCGCTAGTCTCAGCTTCCTGCGCCTGACTAATTTGATACACAGCAACCAGATAGAGCTTCGGAACAGTAATCACATTCACGATTTGGTTCTTCGGATGTTGAATCACGAGTGAATAGCAGTATTGCTTGGGAATCGCGTCCATACCATTTCGCAGCAAGCTAAGGACATCGCAAATACGACGGCGCAATATTTCTTGAACACCCAATCGCTGGAATCCTTTGGATGAATCTTCTACCGATTCTGTCGGAGTTTCCGATGTCGGCATCACCGCCGCCGCCACGATCTGAGCCTCTGCCTCTGCTTGAAGAATATGGTCGAATGAAACCTCGCCGACACAACTCTTCGTCGCGATAAACCACTTACCCTCATCCTCATTCCAGAATAGATTCGCCATGATACCCTCCACCAGCTCCTCTGCGACCAGCACGCCATTCACTGAATTCACCTCGGAGTTCTTCTTCATCTCCTCAGTAAGAGTCGGCATCTTGGGTGGTGCGACACAGCAAATACGACCGCTTTTATCAAAAACGACTGAACGCAACCGTCCAACCGTTTCGTATTGCTCGGCGGTGAGTTTAGCGCGGTCATATTTCAGTGTATAAAATAATCCGGCCGACCCAGTTTTAGAAAAATGAAGCAGAAATCCTCTATCTGCGCACCATGCTCGGATTTCATCAAACTCGGCTTTTTCATGCGAGCTCGACTTTATTTTATTTGCGAACTCAGTAAGGTCAGGAAATTCAATAGAAGATATAGAAAACATTACGATAATCTATATAACATTATGTTTAACCTTTATATCGGTTATTGTAAGTCGTTCTGAAAAAGACGTAAATGTAAATGTAAATATATAATAACTAGATAAATTAGTAACATGGAAAAGGATGATGTTGAACCAACAATAGCTGTTGCTGCGGAGGACGCTGATCTCGAGGCCGAAGCCGAAGCCGAAGTCGAGGCCGAGGCCGAGGCCAACGCCGAGAGTGAAATAGCATCTTTGACAATCGAGCTCGGCGATATTATACGGGTAATCGCCCCTACGCATCAAGAAATCCATGACCACGTTTTTTTCGTTGATTATGTATCTTCACGTAAAATCAAACTGGTCGATACGGAAACTCTCGACGATACCATATTAAAAATTGACGCAACGGGCAACCTCGTCGATGAAAGTATAACCTCCATCGAACTTTTAAGTCGCGCCGAAGTGAAAGGGTATGTGAGGCAAAATAATTTAGTCGTATCTACGTGGGTGGATATCCGTTTCGGCGGAGATATTCCGACCATTATTACGGGTATGATTACGAATGTAGAAGAAGACATGATTGAGATACGCACATATCCGGAAGACGAGATGATATACATTAATTTCGGTTATATGGGTATTCCCGAGAATTTACCGATTGAAGAAATCAAGATACGCGCACCGCCGTCATCATTCGGCACGGAAAGACAGTCTGGTCTAGGCGAAGCCGCCGACGACGAAGCCACCGCCGGAGCCACCGCCGCCGAAGCCGGATTTTTAGCGATGGGTATGGATGCGATATCCGGCGAAACATTATCGCCGTTGGAAGAACGCCGAAGACAGCGTCAGATCGCCAGAAGTGCGCAAGGAGGTGAAGACGCTACAGATCAACCAGTCGGCGCATCAGAGCATACTGTGCTCTCGGATATGCGTCGTCCCGCGACCGGTGCGGAGGTTCAGGTTCCGACCGCATCACTCCGAGAGAAATTACGCACAATCTTAATCGACGCCGACCAAATTCAGGTGGGCGAAGAATTAGACGTTCTTGTTCAAACCGTAGATATTCCAGAAGAGAATCGCCGCTTTAATCTAGATAAACAGTGCGATGATTTACTGGATACGCTTATGACAAATATCCCTTCTGTGGAAAAAACCCGCACGGTAATGGCGCATATACAGCGGATGGTGGTCCGATTTCGCGAGTTGCGACATAAATTCTCGCAGTTTGATGCCAACGCCAATCCCGCAATCCCGCCGCCGAAAGGCGCGCTTTATCGACCGCTGGTTGATACATTAATGCGTATGGATCATGCGCTTCGATGGATTATACCGATTGTGAAAAACCGTAAGGTGATATACGATATTCCCATCGATGAACGAACCGCGTCTGAAATGGATATTATGCCTCGTCTAATTCAAGAAGAACGAGAGTCAGAGGGGCAACTACAACGTCAGTGGTATGATGGGTCATTGACGTATGCGCAGTATATGACAAATCTCTCGTCGCGGCATTTTTCACCGAGTTATGAGCCCCGTTACACGCAGGATGTATTAAGCACACGTCAGGTGAATGAGAATATTACAGCGGTGATCGATAATCTCGATGATTTTTACTCGTCGGTCGTTCAAGGCGAAGAATTGAAACGTCGCAGATTCGTTATTCAGAAGTATAATCTTGGATTATCAAAGGTTCAGCAAGCCCGGATGTCGTCAGGTAGCGGCGGCAGCGGCGGCAGCGGCGGCGATGGCATGACGGGCGCCGTCCTTAAAAGAACCACCGAGTTTTCGAATCTCACCCCAAACGACCGAATGAATATTGTCGGTTTTATGACATTTCCTGAGCCGGTTATTTATCATTCGCGCATATCACTTCCGAGTATCAATATTCTTGATAAATCCGACCTTAATACCAAACATGTTCATTACTGGGAAATGTTGCGCCAGATGACGACACTTACGACGCATGACATTACCGACCTTGACCGGCCTCTGGATTTGAATGCCCACAGCCTGCTTCATGAAATCAAGCAGTTTGTGCTCGAACCAGAGGGCGCCGCCGACGCCGCCGCCTCATCGACGCGTGACAAATATCGTAAGTTCCTCGAAGTTATAATACCAAAAACCCGTAATATTTTCGAAATGATGCGCCAGTATATTCACGGCCGTCTTACATTACAAGATGTTCTCGGATTCATCGAGCCGTTTCTCGTGTATCAAGAAGACCTTAATGTGAAACAATACGACGAGATCGTGACATTTCTTTATGAACGCGTCCTTGAATACAAGCGGAATTATGCGACGAATTACCGTAAATTTGGGCGTTTGCGTGCGTTTCATTATAATGTGCGGTATATGGGCGTATCGATGATCTATAAACTCATTGTAAGTGGGCGAATGATGGACGCGGATGTATTCAAGGCCTACGGGTTTCAGGATACACAGGTGCGGTCGGCGACTGGACAACAGCAACAGCAACAGCAACAGCAACAAGCATTTGATGAACGTCGGCGTCAGCAGATGCGTGGTCAGGCGTATGCGGCTGGGATTTCAGAACAGACCGAATACAACGAAAACCTTCTCTCGTCATCGGAGCTCCTCTCTCGGATGTTGGCGATCGATTATGCGAAATTGTATATGGACGCCGTCGCAATTACTACAACCGACCTTATCACGCCGTTTGACTTTAATTTGGTATTGGGCGAGCAAAGTCAGGAATTGCGGAATGTGGGGGCGATGCATGGAGGTGCTCCCGGGGGTGCGGCGGCGGTGGCGGCGGCGGCATCGGCCGCCGGCCCTAAACGGTTCGGCTTGGTTCTTGCGAAGAATTATCCGAACGAAGAAGCCCTTCAAGAAGACAACGACAGCCAACACCCGATATTCTTTGACAAGAAATATGACACAACCGATTATGCGTTTATAGAGTCGTATCGCGAACAACAGCGCGCGATGAGTCCCACCGATTTCTCCATGTTTATCGTGGATGAACTCATCAAGAAGAAGAAAATGACATATGATGAAGCGAAGAAAGAATCCGAAGCGATTATGGTAGGACCCGGAATGCGCCCAGTGAATGATGGCGATTATGCTGTCGTTGAAGATGAAGAATATGTCGAACCGAGTATGTCGTCGTCGTCGTCGTCGTCGGGTGGCATGTCATTTCCGAATGATGATGATCTGGGGACGACTGAAACCAAATTCCTCTATTTTAAACGCGAGAATGGAAAATGGGTTCGTGATACAAGTATTCCTGCGATGATTCCAAGCAGCGACCGAAACTATTTCTGTAATGTGAATCGAGACTGTATTCCGTTGGCGATGGAAGCAAGTGTAAATTTACTATCACAGCGTAGTGCCATCGGTGGTGAGGGCGGCGGCGGCGGCGGCATGGCCATGGCGCATATCACCACAAAGGAAGGCACCGACGCAGTGAAGAAGGCGTTTCTCGACAAGATGAAGGCGGAATTTGATTCCAAGTATCAGGTGAGCCGAGAGAATTTCATGGATTTTGTCAATAAAAAGTTCGAATACGACCTCAAAAATATAGCGCGAATTCTGGAAATACAGAACAAGGAGTTTTATAAATACAACGACCGTAAATATAAGATTGGGTTTCATACGGCGAAGACCGGAACAGCGGGCGCCGCCGCCGACGACGACGACGACATCGACGCAATTATTTCGCCTATGGAACCGCTTAAAGATAAGATTATCGCACAAAGCGATTTCGTTAAACGCCAGCACGACCTCCTCCAGTTTATCACTAGTTTCACGCGTAAAGCCAACGAGATCATGGATGAAGACCCGAACTGGTTATATTGTATCAAATCAAATGCGAAGTTAATACCGTCGTTTTATGAGACCATCGCGGTGGCGTTTCTTCAATCCTCGTCGTCGTCGGCCTCGGCATCATCGTTGTCCGTCGTCATCGACACCATCTGTAAAGAACGCGGAACCATCAGCGATGACGGTGAAGCGTGGGTTGATAAGTATAGTGGCGCACTTATCAAGAAAATCGAGCATATCACCGAAGAGGGGTTCGACGACGCCGGTTTTCGTCTAATCACGAGAGATATTATCGAAGCCGACTTGGGTGAAGGGATATTGAATGTCGCAAAGCCGGTGGTGGGGGGGAGCGCGGCGGGAGCAGCCGCAGGTGGGGGCGGCCTTACGGGCATGAGTATTGTCGAAAAGTATGATAGTCCAAACGCGCGTATTATCAATAATATAGTCACTACGATGACCGGTTATATGGGAATTGATTTACACGCGGAACGCGAATTCATTATTCAGAATACTCTCGCACTTTTAGAGTCATCTGTTCCGACCGAAGACAAATACCGAGAAAGGTCTGAAAAGTTTTTCCGAGAGAAAGGCAAGCATCTTCCGCCATACAAGGAGGTATTCTTCCAGACGCTTCTTCTTCTCACACTTTGCTACCTCGCTATATCCATTCAATGTGTAATACCATCACCAAAGACGCGTAAGACTCATGCGGGGTGCGTTCGTTCGTTTTCGGGGTATCCTATTGACGGAGATGGCGATGTGTCTGGGTTGATGTATATCGCATGTATTGCGTATAAAATCAAGACAAGTATCGAGCCGTGGAATACGCTGAAATCATTCAAGAAGGAGGGGGATATTCTTGCGAAGATGAAGACGTTGATGGACGCGTCTATCCTTACAAAGCAGCTCATCAAGGAGAGATTACAAATGAAGCGCGATGCGAGAGCCGGAGTCGGAGGCGAAGCCATACCAGAAGAACTGTCTGTCCTACGATGGGCTAATTTTATGCCGCCGATGAAATCTCTCGACAACATGGCGACACCTCAGAACGTCGCCGCGGATTTCACGAACCAACTCATCACGGATATGAAGCGGGGGTATCACGGCCAGCATGATAAACTCGCGGTTCTTGAAAGCAAGTGTCAATACTTCAGTTTATCGATTCAGCAAATGATACATCACATCGTGAAGAATAGCAGTCCGCTGCTGCTGAATATGGCGAATGAGCCATTCCTCGAAAATGCCTGCTGTAATGAACCCACCGACCGTCGTTCCAAGCGCGTCATCGACTATTTCATGGAACGCGAGCAGAATATTCACCATCATAATCGCATTATCGGATTCCTAACAAAGACAATGCGAGATATGGCCGTTATGACGCGCGCGACTACAATCATCGATAATCGAAATACGCGATTCCAGTATCCGAACATTCCACGGGAATTCAACGAGCACACGATTTATCGGGCGTTTATTCATTATTGTCGGATGAATCAGCAATACGCGTCGGCGTCGAGACTGGAAGGTGCCAGCGGCGGAACGGATAATCCAGTAAGCATCGCCATCGCGATGTATTTACATCCAAAACTTCGAGAGATTTGCCCACCGAAGCCCCAAGATTGGAATTCCGCCGATATCATCGACGATAAAATACGCAAACTGAAACGAGACTCGAATATATTCGATGAGAATAGTCTTGCGCGATTATTAAAGGCGGTGAATGGACATAAGATGGTGGATGCTAGTTATAAAACGGCAGTCAGCCCACAAGAACATGTGCCATTTCAACGGTTTAAAGACGCGATTCTTCATTTAGAACGATGCGACAACGACGATAAACAAGAAGGCGAGCACGAGCATCGCGCCGAGCATCGAAGCGAACTAGACCAATGTATTATTCCGAGAGAATTGCGTCAGTTGATACTCGCGATACTTCAGTCGGGATCGCCGCCGTATGTCCAAGAAGACACGCAAGAGATGCGCGACCTGAAGAACTATCTTCAAACGAAGAATCGAGAGATGCGCGCGGAGGTCATCGGGTTTATCCAGCAAAACGCGAAACAAACGAAGGCCCGATTCCGAGAGATTGAGCGTATCATAGACACGGTTCTCGACTTTGAAATCAATAAGAGCAGCACGGTTCTGATGTCGGCCACGGACGAAACCCGCGCGAAAAGCATCCAATTCATGAAGAATACCATGACACGTCTAATCGATGTTATCCCGGGGATCATTCATCATGGCGTGGATTTCGATGATACGAATATCCCGAAGCACTGGGGATTCTCTCCAAACCATATGAAAGATATCAAAGGCATTATTTCATCGCATTATACATCTCTCAAGACGTTCTACAACGACCATGTTATCAAGGAGGTATTGCGGCATGCGGAACATCATGTGCGCGACCTGAAGATCGTGTTGGAAAATACGCCCTTCATGGCGGAGATATTTTTCGATGAAGAGAAGGATGCGAAAATTGCGGCAGCGGCGGCGATGTTGGCGGTTCAACCGAAACCCGGTGTTCCGCGTGAGGTTGATATCGAAAAGGAGCTCGGTGAGCGCGAGCCTCATTCAACACGCAAGAATATTTTCACGATGTATTCGGTGTTCGACCGTAATATCGTATGTAATTTATATCTCTTCTACTTTCTCTCGTTTATGCGAACATTCTCTCAACTTGTTGCTGATACACCGGTTTCTATATACCAAACGGAACCCACGCGGGTGATACGACGTGGGGCGGCGGCGGCGGCGGCGAAAGGCAAATCGCGATCCGGTGCTGGCGCTGCCACCGCTGCTACCTCTGCGACACCCGGCGCCATCTCTCGCACATCCGAGTTCCGCGAAGACGAAGAGGAAGGCGCCGACGAAATCGACCCGCATTCGCGCCTGTATTCGGCCGACGCCGCCGCCGCCGCCGCCGCTGGTAAAGGACAACTTCTCTCGGAGATGGATATGATGATGGGCGACAAGAAGGCGCTTGGACAACGTGTCAGCGAGCTCTTGATTGCGTATCTTCGTATCATCGAGAAAGACAAGGCGGCGATTAATTTCAATTTAGCGAATATCAAAGAGAAACTGACACGTGTGAAGGACAAGGAGAAGGACGGGGTGGTCGAGAGAATTGGCGCGATGTCGGCGGGAGAACGCCAGATCGAAAATATGATGAAGACACACAAGATGGGAATCTGGAGTCGCGGAACGTCGCAGACGGGTGTGGTGATATACGACCAAGATTATTATGATGAGGAACGCGACGAAATGGAGAAAATCGCGCAAAAGGAGCGCCAACTTGGCCGACGGGATTATGTTACGGATATGAACCGAGAGATTTACGTGATGGAAGCGTTGGAGGCCGACCGGAGCGCGGCCGAAATCGAGGCACATGAATTGGATATGTCGAGTGGCATTCCGGAGGACGACGATGCGGGGGAAGATGATACCGCGTATATTCATCGTCATGATGATGAGGGCGAAGGCGGCGCAGAGGGCGGGCGCAGTGGCGCGGGAGGAGGCGGCAGCGGCGGCGGCGATTGGGATTGAACTCGGTTACCGATTACTGATTACCGATTACCGATTACCGATTATTTTAGTATTTGAATAATATAAACCACCACGCCGAAGAGATGAACCAAAAAGGGGTGATTTATATTATTCTATCGGCGATATTACTTTACCTTTATTATCGCAAACGCGACCTCGCTATTTTCGCGGGTTTCATAGTGGTTGTTGTAGGGACACTGATATTGGGGAAAGGGGGCGATGCGATAGAAGGATTCGGGTTTGGTGGCGGTAAGAAAGGTGGCGGTGGTATTGATAAAGAATGCGCTAAGATGGGATTTAAGCAACCTAAGATTGATAAGAATGATATAAATGGTAGTTTAGAGAAGGCGATGAAGAATATCGAAAAGGTGGCCGAGACGAAATGGCCGTTTGAAAAAGGCGACATTGAAGGAAAACGCACCGAAGATAAAACAGTTGGAGCGAATTGGAAAGTTATTAGCGATTCAACTTTTTTGAAGGATTTCTTTCAAGGAGTAAATGAGAAAAAAGGACTCAAAGAATATGAGGCAATTGCGGCTCTTTGGGGTCCGACAGAGGAACTTTACAAGGCTTTTATACAAAAAAAAACAGATGAGGAAAAAAGCGCAGTTGTTGAAAAACACAAGGTAAATCTAGATAAGATTATTGAAGGTGGTCCAATTGTTATAGAATTCATCAATAAGCTTAAAAAATCAGATGAAATAAAAGAGGCGGATGATGGTGTGAAGGATATGTTGAAATATATAACTTGTCTTGTCAAACAGTGGATTTCTATAATCACAGGTATTAAAAAAGCAACGGCCGACGACGACGGCGACGACGACGATGAAAAACCGAAAAAGAAAAAGAAAACTAAAAAGAAGTCGGCCGACGAAGCCGAAGACAAGGGCGAAGACGAAGCCGAAGATGAAAAACCGAAGAAAAAGAAACCGAAAAATAAAAAGAAGCCGGCCGACGACGACGATGAATAAATAAGAATAAACACGAATAAAAGTATTATTGTAATATACTAGTAGAACCTATCTTACAATAAATAACAACAACAACAACAATAACAACAATAACAACAATAACAACAACAATAATGAACGCATTCACGACACTCATCCGCAATAATTTAGCAGGATCGGCCATCGCTCTTTATATCGTTGTATTTATGCTGGTTCAATACATGAACCCGTCGTTTCTGTATAATGAAGACGGCAGCTTGCGAGAGTTTGGCATTGGATATTCTAGCAAGACTGTGCTTCCGATTTGGCTCGTCGCGATTATATTAGGAATTCTCTCGTATCTAACAGTTTTTTATATCTCGCGGCCGGCCACACGTATTCTCATATAGTTAAAACGAAGCGTCGTGGAACGACCTTCGTTTTCACACTAACTCGCGTCGATTCAGTTTGTTCGCTCCGTTGTCGCTCACTTGTCTCGAGTCGCTAGGGTCGTTTCACCTCCGCGATGCTGCGGTTCCACTCCCTCCACTTCCACTCGTAGTCCCACTCTATTTATTGCGATTTCATAAATCACAATAAGCGGGGCGCATCGACGCGAGTAATGTCCGAGCGGAGCGAAGGGAGTGGAGCCGAAGCGACGCGGAGGTGAAACGACTGTATCGACGCGAGTCTAGGAACAGAGCGGAAGCATGGTGAAACGAAGTGGAGCCGTGCTGTAGCGATGTTCAAACCGTGCTGTAGCGATGTTCAAACCGTGCTGTAGCGATGTTTAAGCCGTAACCGTAAGCACCTTATTCTTCTCCGCATCCGCCGTCTTCTTCGCATCTTCTTGTTTCTCTTTAAGCACCTGAGCACGTATCTTCTGCTGTTCTGGCGTGAATGAGCAGCCCATATTCAGTATATAATTGTAACTAATACTAACGACAAGCATTCCGCATAAAACCAACCAAACAAATTCCCCGATCACCGATTTCATGATGAGGAATGTCCGGATTTTCTCCAAGTCTTCTATCTTTGCCGACGGCCGAATAAGGCGCGACTCCTTGAAACTGTCCCAGAACCGGTCGAGGTTATCAAGATTTAGCTCGTTAAGAAGGATAGACTGGTCGGTATAGATTTGCTCTAAAGCCCGTCCGATATCGCGCTTGTTTTTTATTTCATCTGCGGGTATATCTGCGCTGTCTTGCAGACCACCGGTGCTATCGCCCGCACCCCCGGTTTGCCCACCACTCGCGGTTTTTTGCGAAGCCGGCGCTAAATCAAACTGCGGTGTTAGAATACTGTTAAATACGTCCTTCATATCTGTCATCACAGAGACAAAGATATACCCGAACGTGTTGCTGAATGGCGACAACCATCCGGGAAATACGATAAGCGCTGCCTTCAACACACCCAATACGATGAACCACGGTAATACAGTTGCGAGTAGCGCGGTTTTCTCCTGATCAAACCCGCAAATATCCTTCGACATCGCAAGATTGATGAAATATTCGCCTATGATGAGAACGAGGAAAAATAGGAAGGTTATCCCGCCACTTAATATACCCTTTTTGGAATGTTTGTAATATGAATAAGCGCCAAATACGGCCAAAAAGAAGAATATCGCGACGGATGAACTTATTTCAGCCATTGAAATCGTAAATGGTTGATTCGCGTAATTACATAATACATCGATTATTATACTGGCGAATGTTACGCCTTGTTACATACCGCGTCGCCGGCCTATCCTTATTTTTTCACAGTATAATAGCACGCACCGCATAACCGCATAACCGCATAACCGCATAACCGCATAATAGAACATTCATGGATCATAGCGCACCACCCCCCACTCTAACCGAGCCTGGTGTGCGGTATTTCTTGAGCAAATCTCTCGAGCAGTGCCATAAAGTAAAGGATTATTATCATACACGGACATTCAATTTCATGATGAGTGTCGCATTTTTCGTATGTTTAGGCATGTTTTTATATATTCGCTACAAAGGCAAGCCGAAACCGGAAGAAGTAGAAGCAAAGAAGCGAGAGCAACAAGCGTATATTCTCTCGAAATTGAAGATGGTGAATGCGTCACATTACGCGCAAAGTAAAGGAATCCCGATGGATTGCCGGGTTCATCCTGCGGGAAATGGAATGGGAATGCTGACAAACTTGCCGGTATGGAAGAGTCCGGATGAAGATTATTGGAAACGCGATTACGTATAGCGGAGCCGAGCGGAGCGGAGCGGAGCCGAGCGGAGCGGAGCGGAGCCGAGCCGAGCGGAGCCGACGCGGGAGCCGACGCCATAATTCTATCTATACTAATTATAGTAGAATATACACCATCATAATGACCACCCCGTCAGTATATCAAGATTTACACGCAGCGATTCAAGAACGCGCACAATACGGCGGTGCCGGCGGTTCGGCCGCATCCCGTATCGCCGAACAGAAACGCGCACAAGATACACGCGACAATCTGAAAAAGGCCACCCGTGTGCTGTTGGAAGTAACGAAGAAACAGGAGGACGCCCTTAAAAAGCATCTACAGCGCGCGGCTGATCCCAACGATTTCCGCGGTATGGTCTATGCGTATCAGCTGATTCCCGAAGAAGAACGCGCGAAAATCAACGCAGCGATTCACGGATATTACTCCTTGAAGGAAAAATACAATTCCGCCCTAGAAAAGCGCCGCCAGCGGCTCATGAATGACCCAGTTATTAACTGGAAGTCCCTTTCGGCCCAGCAAAAAGCCAAACGTCTCGCCATTATCAAACCCGCATGTATTGTTTGTAAGCAGGAAGGCGGGTCAATATTCACCGAGACCGACGGCAAGCTGAAAGCTATCTGCGGAAATATCTCTCAGCCGTGTGGATTTCATATCGAAGTCGATCGCGGAAAATACATAAGTTTAGAGACATTGATGAATGAATCACTGGAAGAGGTTCGCGCGACCAAGGATGAAATCATCCGGATGAAACTGGATCTTTTATTCCAGTTCATAAATGAAGACGAACTCGTAGAGCAGTTTGACGCGGTTCAGCATAAATTACAGGAGCAGCTCAAGATGTACGCAGAGTTTCGCACGTATTACCTGAGCGTTACGGATAATGATGATATACAGAAGGATACGGATATACACACGCGTGTTATTTCCGAGAAGGTCGCGCAGATTAAAGAATTTATGACCGAGTTCCGCGACTCAGAATGGAAGAACCGCAGCATCATCGATGATATCCTCGTGCTTTATCAGCAGGATATTGAGCCGGCATTCTTGAAATTGCGAGAGACGAAGTATGTCTATACGCAAGTGGAAACGACCGCCAACGCGGATGGCGCGCTCGTTGAGATGTATAACGACCGCGAATTCTATCTCACGCAGAAGAAATATAGCTACCATGAGCTCTACATGCCGGTGATTATGCCCAAGTGGATTGCGGATAATCGGATAGTGAGTAGCCCCGTAGGGGCGTTACGTCTGCCGAGTAACATTGGCAGCAGCGGTGTCGGCGGTGTCAGTGGCGGGCAGGTAGCACCGCGAGCATAGGAGATTATTATAATCGTATAATATACGAAGCAACAACGACCACCAATGTTAGACATATTCAAGCATATTTCCCTTCCGATATTCATCGTGAGTCTATCCATCGGGCTATTCTACGTTTATATCTCGGTGCCGAACCCGAAGATTATCTACGTGTATCCCACCCCCGATAACATCCGTAATTTTCAATTTAAAGACAACGCCGACAACTGTTTTTCATTCAACGCGAAGGAGGTGTCGTGCGCTAGCGCGAAAGGACAAATTAAGAAGATACCTGTCCAGTAATACATACCGACCAATTCTAATTTATATCTGTTATATATTAGAATACTTATTGTAATACCCAGAAATAATAATATGGGTTTTCAACGACTTCTTCATACCGAAACAGGCCGTATCATTATATCAATCGTGCTTGGTCTAGGCATCGCATCGCTTTTTCGCAAAGTATGTAAAGACCGGTCGTGTATCTCGTTTCGCGCGCCCCCGCTCAAAGATTTAGAGAAAGACACGTATAAGTTAGATGACAAGTGTTACGAATACAAGACGAAGGCTGTGAAATGCGAAGCGGGCAAAAAAGAAGTGAAACTTTCGAAATAAAATTGAATCAAGATGCTGAGTGTATTCGTTATTGTAAGACAGGCGAACAATAACGAACGAATAACGAACGAACGAACGAACGAACGAACGAACGAACGAAATGGCGCTTGTAACTGAACCTGATGTATATACACCGAATATCGACGACAACGGCAATTACGTCGATAAAATCCCGTCATTCAATACACCGACGCTCGCAAATGGACTTCGTTGTCCATGTGGAACACGCAAGGACAAGCTATATCCTTCGGCGCAATTATTTGCTGCTCACTGTAAAAGCAAAACCCACGAAAAATGGCTTCAGGGACTCAATACAAACAAGTCGAATTTCTTCACGGAAAATCAAAAACTCCGCGAAATCGTTTATGCGCAAAAAGTAATGATAGGAAAACAGGAATTGGAACTCTCTAGCAAAAACATGACAATCAATTATCTTACGCAAGAAGTCACGAAGATGATGGGCCCAAGTGCCACCGCTGCCGCTGCCGCGTGTATTAGCGCGAATGATATGCTAATGTTTTAGCGACCCGCGTTAAAATGACAGGTCTTCGTTCTTAGCATATGTATATCATCATTTTTGGTATTTAGTATTTAGTATTTAGTATTTTTAATGAGTGACACCACGAGTATTGATGACTTACCTTTAAGTAGTCAAATGCCGAGCAACAGTTACGGCGGTGGCGGGGGTGCGCCACTTATTTACTCGCCGAATATGGGTGATCCATTAGTATCTCATGGTCCAGCGCAAATCCCAGGCAATGTAATGAATGAAGTGCTCCATGGGGTTCAAAGAGCCAGCGCCAATGGTATGACGATGATACCAACGAGAGATATTCCGATGAACCAGAATGTATATACGCACGATGACCAAGCGCGGCCGAATTATGTTCCGCAACCACCATCAGGATCACAGTATCATGACGGATCGGGGGGCGGCGGCGGCCACGACTATATCCAAGACCATACATCGATGGAAAGTATCGTCCGCGCCAACGCGCGTCAATCGAATCAAATCGACACCCTCGAGGCGATTTATTACGACTTTCAAATGCCGATTCTCATCGGGGTGCTTTACTTCATATTCCAGATGCCGGTATTTCGCGCACAACTGCTCCACTTCCTGCCGTCGTTATTCGGCGAAGACGGGAATTTCAAAATCGTGGGTCTCACCGCCACAAGTGCGATGTTTGCCGGCACATTTTTCGTGATTATGAAGGTTTTCAATAAGTTGGGAGAAGGGTTGAGGTGAGTCGCGCTCCGCTCCGCTCCGCTCTGCTCTGCTACGCTCGGCTACGCACCTTCCGCGTCTTCGACCCCTTCTTCGCTGCCGCATCCTTCTTCGCCCTCGTCGCTCCAACATTTTCATACGGAATATACCGCAAGAACCACTCCTCAAATTCGCGCGAATCGCGCTTCTGCCCCTTCAACTCCTCGTATTTCGCTGTCTTCTCGAACCGCATCGACTCCAGAGTCGGCTGTTTTCCGTAGCAATTAATACTAAAACGCCGTAATAATCCGGTCTGTTTTAAGCGGTTATGTTGCTGAACATCGAAGAGAAATTGCGACATACACATAATACGGTTGATATCATAATAGACGCGGTTGGCATAAATGAACGCCAGATAAAAACTCAACATTGTATCGATTGTCGCAATACGAATTGTCGCGCTCTTGTCGCCACCGCCGTCGGCGTCTATCCGTATTGTATTATAACTATGACACGCAAGCGGCTTATACAAAAACGCAATCACGTCATCGCCCACGCGAATGTCATAATGCTCGGAAATCACCTCACCGACACCTGCGTGCTTTGTATATTTGACATCCTTGTAATCATGCGCGGTGAGTTGGCGGACGACCTCTTCACACAATTCGCGCGGGTCTTCTGAGAGAATATCGAAGTCGGGGATTTTTTGGACGATGCGGCGCTGGTGCTTTGGCATATACCGTGAGTATAATATATTCGCATACCCGCCGAAAAATACTGCGCGGTTTTTGATAAACACATCACGGACAATATTATAAATATTGGTTTCGGCGATTTCTTTCTCTCGGTTGCTGCTATATGAAAGTTGTGATGTATTGACGGAATATTCATTTGTATGCTTCTTTCCTTTCGACGGCGGCGACCGAGACCGAGACCGAGACCGAGACGGCGACCGAGACCGAGACCTACTGGGCGTGGAATCGGGCGTGGGCGTGGAATCTAATTCATGTGTTTTCATAGAATATAAAATAAATGTATCATCCTTACCAAACAATCTCTCGTAAGTAGCAATCAACCGATACCGGTGTGTTACTTTGTCTTCTTCGATAGAGTATTTAAAATCACCGATAGTCTCTTCATGAGATGACACCGAGTGATATAAATGTTTCATATATTTACTCAAATCATGATATTTACGTATGATTTGACTGAGTGCTTTATGCTTGCGCGATTTCGCACTACTATTGAGACCCCCACCGCGCTTCACCGTCCGCGACCGCGACTTCGACCGTGACGCCGACTTCGACCGTGGGCGCGACGCCGACTTCGACAGCGACTTCGACCGCGTTCTTGAAATACTAATTTCCCCCGTATTCGCCTTTGATGAACTATCAAACCCTCGCTGATACTCTATCTTATCGCAGTCATACCCTTTGAGAGGATAATGTGTATTTAAAAGAGTAAGACGCTTCTGGACTTTTTCCCATCGCGAGACATCGCCGTCCGGGCGCGATAATTCCAGATACATTGCCATACGAAGAAAATCGGGTGGGGCATACATAATACCCTTCTTGATAATCGCATCACGCGTGATTGCCTTAAATAGATCGGGCTCCATCTGCGTAATATCGGCGATTCCGGTAAAATTAACGAAGACCTTATATGTGCCGTGATGAACACCGGATTTTGCTTCTACATCTTCATACCCAGCCTTGTAATAAATATCCGCGAGCTCCTTCGCACAGTCAAGCGCATTATCTGAATAAAAATCGTAATCTGGCAACTCGATGTCTTTATTGTAAAACTGCGCATCCTCGGGGAGGATGTTATTGATGGCAGTTCCGCCGTAGCACACCAGCTTTTTATCTGCGATGAATTTTTCGACGATGGATATAATCTCTTGGACCTTGGGATCCTGCGTGACCTTTTCGCCTTTTCGCTTTTCAACCAAATCAACCGCGTTACGCAAGATTTCGAGTTCCTTATCTTCAAAACTGACATTCGTCTTGGCAGCAGATGACGGATTGCCTTTTTTACCGCCTTCCATTGTTTCTTCCGTCGTCATGGTGGCGCTCACTAAAATAATATGATAATACTACTTATCATATGATTAGATAATTTGCGTAGCGAGTCGAACCCGACCCCCCCCCCACACACACACACCCTCACACACACCCTCCCCCCCCACACACACCCTCACACACACCCACCCCCCGCCACACACACCCTCACACACACCCACCCCCCGCCACACACACCCCCCCACCCCCTACATCGACCAACCAATGGATTGGGTAATTTGCGGAGCGAGTGGAGTCGAACCCGCGAGGGTGAGGCGAAACGAGCAAAGCAAATTACATTATAAGGTAATCTTGACACCCCCAGCCGCCACCGCGGGTCTGGATTCCATCGACGCCTTCGGATCGGGTGGTGTGGGCGGAGCGATCATAATCGGAACATAACGCAAATCCTCTGGTTTCAAAATGAACGCATAACCCACCGACGCAAACTTATCTTCATACGCTTTAAGTTTCTCATCGCGCACCTCTTCCTGAAAACACATGGCTGCGATCTGACACCCCCACGTATATGGACCATTATGTCCGTCATTGATAGGCCGTCCTCCTTTATCTGGTATCACAAGACACATATTCTTCTTATTTGAATCTTTGAATGTTTGAGGATCCGCGACATTTTTCACGCCAAAGTACGTGTATTTCGAGAGAAACAGCGAATTTGAACTCATATTGATCAACTCGAATAGTTTGGTATTTCGGTAGATCGCGTTGGTTCCATCCACCATCAATATGATTTTCCCTTTGAAGTCCAAGAGGTTCTCATTCCCTAAATCTTTCGTTTGATACTCGCGACCGTACTTCGGCCCCAAGAGGTTTCGCGCGACGGTTTTACTCTGTGAAATAATCTTCGCCAGATTATCGTACATTGTCACATTTCGCGACATCATGCGCATGTGAATAATAAAAGGATCGCCTGGGTTTGGGCATTTTGACCCGGAAAATACGTAACTACCTAACACTTCAAATGCGTCGCTTACCGGAATATGATTAAATGTTTCCTTGTAATTGAATGAATTCACCGAAGATGACCCGATAACTGGCTGATTTTCCACAGAAAACACCTCAAAGTCGATAAACCGACAACCGCGCGCGATGACATATAAGAGCGCATCCATGCTTACGGTTGAGTTCTTGAATTTATCTGGATTGAATGCGTTATATGCGGATTTAATATAATAATCGCGCAACTTGAATTTACTCTGACTATCGTCAGGATTGATTGATGTGATGTTTTTTTCGATGAACTCTTTTGTGTTTTCATCCGGATTTTCTAACCCTTCTTTTACGGGGTTGTTTGTGGCGCCGACTGCGACTACTGGGGTCGGCGTCGGAACCGTCGGGGTCGGGGTCGAGGTCGGCGGCGTCGGTCTCGGCGTATCGAGCATGGTTGCCGCCTTTTTACGCTGATTTACGGTCATTTCATTTTCCGATGTTTCGACCGTAAAATTCTCGGTGGATAATACTGGCGTGTTACTATTTTGAAATAATTCGGTCAATCGGGTCATTAGTTCGGGTGTTGCCTTTGCTGCGCTCGCCGCATCTTCTTCGGCTTTCTTCGCACGACGATCGGCAGCGTCGAATCCTTCCCGTATCGCCTTTGCTTGATAACATCGTGTTTTAATGAGTTCAGATATCTTCCATATTGCGAATACGATTATAATCACGCCGATGAATACGAATTCTATTTGGTTTTCTTTCATTATGTTGTATATAATATAGATTTTTATATAGAGTTATTATAACATAACATATAACATCCAACGAATAAATACTAAATGACTGGTGGTTTATTGAATCTGGTCGCTACAGGCAACCAAAATGTTATTCTCAACGGCAATCCAAAAAAGTCGTTTTTCAAAAGCACCTACCTTAAATATACGAATTTCGGTCTTCAAAAGTTTAGAGTTGATTTCGACGGTCAGAAGAAGTTGCGTATGACCGAAGAGTCCAAATTCACATTTTATGTACCGAGATATGCGGAACTACTTATGGATACCTATATTTGCGTTACACTCCCGTCGATTTGGAGTCCGATTCATCCTCCTGCTCGTGTGGAAGATATGTGGGCGCCATATGAATTTCGGTGGATCGAGAATGTGGGGACACAGTTAGTGAAAGAAATCGTGATTTCAGTGGGTGGTATGACCCTCCAGAAATTCACCGGCAACAATTTGATGTCGATTGTAGAGCGCGATCTCGATAATACCAAGCGGGAATTATATAATGAGATGACTGGACACGTTCCTGAATTGTATAATCCGGGGTGTTCTGGCGCGCGATTGAACCAGTATCCGAACGCATATCGCACAAGTAATATCGCCGGCGCAGAACCGTCGATTCGGGGGCGAAAAATATATATTCCCATCAACTCATGGTTCACGCTTTCGTCGAAGATGGCATTTCCGCTTGTCTGCCTTCAGTATAACCAACTTCAAATTGACGTTACACTTCGGCCGGTGAAGGAGTTATTCACGATACGTGATGTCGGCGATCCGGGGAATTACTGGCCTGTTGTTCAACCCGATTTTACGAACCCGCTTCATCAGATGTGGCGATTCTTATACCCGCCACCAAGTATTGATTTATCTCTCAATTCATATCCGAGTCTTCGAACAGATTGGAACGCCGATGTTCATTTGATGGCGACATACTGCTTTCTCTCGGATGAAGAGTCGAAAGTCTTCGCGGCCAACCAACAAAAATACCTGATTAAATCCTATTATGATTGGGTGTTCAATGATGTAACGGGCAATAAGAAAATCAAAATAGAGAACTCGATGGGAATGGTTGCGTCATGGACGATGTTCTTCCAGCGGAGCGATGTGAATATGCGGAATGAATGGAGCAATTATACGAACTGGCCCTATGGTTATTTGCCGTATGATATTATTCCCGCGCCGATTGATGATGACTGGCGGCCGTCGGCGTTTAACGAGATTGTTGCTGCGGCGAGTGATTTGACAACATCGAATCCGGCGTTTCCACACGATCGCTACTATTTCGATAAAAACGGTCCGAAGAACGGGATCGGGCCTGGAATCAACCCAAAAGACAAACGCCTTACAGGACTTCATATTACTGGCGACTTCCAATCGGAGAACGAGCGCGATATTTTACAGATGCTTGGAATCTCTCTGAACGGGAAATACCGAGAGAATTTATTGGATGCGGGAGTGTATAATTACATCGAAAAATATACACGCACACGTGGGAGTGCGAAACCGGGTATATATTGTTACAATTTTTGCCTGAATTCGGACCCGTTTGATCTACAACCTAGCGGTGCGATTAATATGAGCAAGTTCAACCAGATTGAATTAGAAATAACGACGATATATCCACCGTTGGACTCTGCGGCGGAGGTGAAAGTGATTTGTAATCCGAATACACGAGAGATTATCGGTATCAATAAGCCGAATGTGAATATTTATCTCTATAATTATGATTTACATGTGCTGGAAGAGCGGTATAATGTGCTGACGTTTGTGTCGGGCAACTGCGGACTGATGTATGCTCGATAATTCGAGCCGGTGAAGCCGATGCTCGATAATTCGAGCCGGTGAAGCCGATGCTCGATAATGAAATGAAATGAAATGAAATGAAATGAAATGAAATGAAATGAAATGAAATGAAATGAAATGAAATCGCCGATGCGATGTGATGCGACCGATAATAATCTCTATATAATATAACTTATATGGCGGACGAAGAAGAAAACGAAGATGTCGTTGCTGATAATGAAGCCGACGGCGAAGACGGCGAGGACGGCGAAGACGGCGAGGACGGCGAAGACGGCGAAGAAGAAGGAACGTTTAGCAAAGTAGGCGGAATGTTCGGCGGAGATGATAAGAAAGAAGACGAAGACGAAGGCGAGGCCGACGGCAAAGGCAAAGACGGAGATAAACAAAAGGTGAAACCGAAATCACTTTTCGATATCGCGGCGCTTAAAGAATTCGGTCTGAGCGTATTGACACTTTTTATCGAAACCATCATTATTTCGGTCATTTGTGTAAATATTCTCTTTTTTTCAACGCCAGAGAGTATTCGCGATAATGGGCTCAATCTGAATAAACTCTTCCCAACTGACCGACATGAATGGCCCTATTGTTATACGAATGAATATACTTCATGTGACGCGGATTGCGACGATAAATTCGGCGGAATCGCGGACGACCCTAAAATCGAAACTGCGAAAAAAATATACCTGAAAATCGCTATTATTCTAGATACATACATGTTCAAATGGTTCTGCCTTACCAAAGAAGATGTTGATATGGTGAAGGATAGTGTGGATGAAGGGGTTACAAAGGTGAATCTTCTGAACTGGGATTTCATTAAGGCACGTTTTAAGCAATGGATTAACAACGCATTCATATTCTCGTTCTCAATCGACCGTGAGATGATGCGGTATGTCTTCGAAACAATAACAAAGATTTCAAACGCAATACCTGTAGAATTATACGATGTCGTATCACCACTGCTTATTCTATTGATGCCGATTGTTTTTCTTCTTTTCATGGGATTTATGCTTATGGGAGGGCCATTTTTTACTACTGTTATTGGAATGGTATTGAATCCAACCGACAACCGTAAAGAATTTATCGGTGGGTCATTATGGTCATTATTTACAGGGTTCGGTCTTGGTATATTACCAGTTATCTCTTATTTTATTCAACTCTTCCAATTCATCGGAACATTCTTTATTTATCCGCTTCTTCACTGGGATCAATATCGCGAGTTGTATTCACGTTATGTTCCGATTATATTCTTCTTCTTTAATTTGACGTTGATGTTTTATGCGTTCGAGTATTTAGATTTGAATGTCGCCGCAATCGTGATTCTCATGCTGTTTATATTGTATTTAACGCATTATTGGCAAGGAATTATGGAATTTTTCAGCACGCTTAAAAATTGGGGCGCATAGAAACAACATAAATAATATCGTATAAGAAGTATTATATTCATTTATACGATAACATGGGTGGGAAAAATAAGTCGTCGTCGTCGGCCGCATCCACGACAACCGTCGAGAAATCAACCCCCGAGTATTTCAAAAAATATCCGTTTGTAAGTGTATGCACCCCCACATTTAATCGGCGCCCATTTATTCATGCCATGATTACATGTTTTAACGAACAAGATTATCCACACGACCGTATGGAGTGGATTATTATCGATGATGGAACCGACCCAGTGGAAGACCTCATCGCGTCGCACCCTCGTGTCAAATATTTTAAATACGACACTAAAATGACACTTGGACGGAAGCGCAATCTTCTTCATGAAAAGTCGCGCGGTGAAATATTGGTGTATATGGACGATGACGACTATTACCCACCTAAACGCGTTTCTCATGCGGTAGAAATGTTGGTTTCACATCCGGAAGCGTTGTGTGCGGGGTCTAGTGAGATTTACATTTATTTCAAACATATTCAACAAATGAAACGGTTTGGACCTTATGGCCCGAACCACGCTACGGCAGGAACGTTTGCCTTCAAGCGCAAGTTGATAAAAAACAACCGGTATAACGACGATGCGTGCTTGGCGGAAGAGCGCGCGTTCTTGAAGGATTACACCGTCCCGTTTGTTCAACTGGACCCGATGAAAGTGATTCTCGTCTTTTCGCATGAACATAACACGTTTGATAAACGCAAGCTATTGGTGAATGCGAATCCGGATGTTGTGAGAGATTCACCGAAGAAGGTGATGGATTTCATCAAAGACCATAATCTTCGTAAGTTTTATATGTCTGATTTGGAGAAATTGCTGGAGGATTACGCGCCGGGACGACCCGAAATGAAACCCGATGTCATCGCGCAGACGCTTCAACTGGAGAAGGACCGCGCGAAGATGGCGGAAGATGCGGCGGCCGCCGGCGGTGGCGGGAAAATCGTTTTACAACAAGCGGGCCAACCGCCAATCGAATTGAATAATCAGCAGGTTGTTCAGATTCTTCAGAATTTACAGGTAGAGGTTGATTCACAAAAGAAGGAAATCGAGCGCCTAACGTGCGAAAATGCTGCTTTGAGGCAGAAATGTGCTCCAGATCTTGCGGATGCGCCGGCTCATGTGGCCACCGCCGCCGATACCTATGCCGCCGCCGATGCCGCAGCCAATGCCGCCGCCAATACCGAAACGATTTACGTATAACCACCTACTGGGCAATGTAAATAATCAACAAAACAAAATAATATCACATTTGAATGGTTTGATATTATTCGTAGTATTCGTAGTATTCGTATTCGTAGTATTATGCCTTGACGATTTCGACCGAGTTAATCTTCAAGTAGAGAAAACTGTTCTTAGATTCATGGATGATGAATTCGTGTGTTTTGTTATATTCTTGGAATTTCTCTTTGAGAATATTTTCAATTTCGCTTACGGGGAGGTCGTCGTCTTTTGTCTTGTAACTGGATCTCTCGCGGTCGGCATTCGTGTCACTGTCGTCGCTGTCATCATCGCGGCGCTTTTTCGACTTTGACTTCGACTTGGACTTCGACTTCGACGCATTTTCTTGGTTGTCGGGAGGAAGATATTCCCATTCGCCGAGAGATTCGAGGGTCTGATTATTTGTGTTGAATACGACTGAATCCGAATTGAACACAAGAGCAGAACCAGGGGCGTGATTGTAACCATCAAGTTCGATTTCAGTGATCAGGTCAAACTCGTCCAAAAATTGGGTTTTACGAAGGTAGCTACGAATATAATTTGTGATTTCGGGGGTTATTTTTACAGTGTAGATCTTGTTGGCGCTTTCGCCGTCGCTGCCGCTGTCGCTGTCGCTGTCGCTTTCGCTACCGCTGTCGCTACCACTGTCACTGCCGCTTCCCTCGCTTTCACTCTTGCTCTTGCGCTCAGTGCGATCTTTCTTTTTAGGCGCGGCAGAAGGTGGGTTTAGTGAAACACACTCTACTTCAGTATCTAAAATCAACCGATATTTTGAATCAAATGAAATCGAAGCACCCATTTTGAATTTTGTTCTAAATATTCGTAATATCTTTTCGGCATTATTCAAACGCATGACGTCGCGTCGCTTCGCTTCGCTATATTATATCACATTCACATTCGTCACTTTCAGGCTCCATTTTCTCAATATATTTGTCTAAATATCGATAAATCCGATTTACATCCAATTTCGTTATTTCATACATTTCTAAAATCCGCGGGATTTCTTCTTCGCTATACTGTTTTTTCAACGTCATGAAAAATGTAAAAAGGTCGCGTTGGTCCATCGAGAGCTGAATACACAAGTTCTGTATAAATAACTGGTTGTTATACTCGGTGCTATATTTGGTAAGGACCTTGGTGAAACGAACCTCCGTCGGGTGAAACCGCGCCTTCTTCGGAAACGATTTGTGATACAAATAATGGTTATAAAACGTCTTGATGAGAGATGATAGTTCATTAAAAAGCCAAATCTGGTTCTGAAATGTGATTCGGTCGAAGTAGTCGGCCTGGCAGATATTATCAAGCACCAGTTTATAAAAAGGCGCACTGACGCTTACGGGCATTTTTTCAAGAACATCGATGACGTTTTCATGCCATAAGAGCCCGATTGTCGTGCGGTCTGTCTCGTTGATAAGCACATTATGGTCAGATATGGGGTATTCCGTATTCAGTAATTTTTCGGTGATTTTTTTGATGTCTTCGTTATATGTTTTCGGCTGAAATATCGCGTGAAGAATATTATTCGCGAGTATCGTATTGGATTTTTTACTCATCTCCATAACAGCACACAGCTTGCGCAGATTGCCTTGAACAAATTCGATCACGTTCTTTCGCATCGTCGCATCAATACTTGGCAACGTCAGGTCAATAATCTGTGTCATTTGCGCAGGTGTCGGTGTTTTCAACTCATACACATAACACACCTTCATCAGTTCTTTGATTTTCTTGTCGATGTGATAATTCCCGATACAGATGATGGGGTTCATCGTGATTTCCTCCTGTTTCTGTTTCTTCGTTTTTTTAGGACGAATTAGTTTGATCAGCGACGTGATTCCGCCTTTATCGCCATTATTCATTCCGTCGAGTTCATCCATAACGACGACGATTTTCTGGACTTTACGCTGGAATATCGACATGATGTTTTTATCGGAGATGTTGTGCTGGGTGATCGAGTCGATGATGGACTTGTTGCGAATATCGCCTGCGTCATACTTCACCATATCGTAACTCAACTCCTTTAATAGACGCACGACGAATTCGGTTTTTCCGCAGCCCGGCGCACCATAGATATAAATACCTCGCTTGAATGTGAGGTCGGACTTATTTGTCTGGAATGACGCCAAGAAATCGCGGATATTGTTGTATATAGATTCGCGGCCAAGATATGCGGTATAGTTTTCCATTATAACTAACCGATGCGTGTTAATCTATCTATGTAGCTTTTTTTGTTTTTATATATTATAACCCGGTATATTCAGAAAATGAACGCAATTCAGGAATTGTTTGCTCCTCTTGATAAGGATTATTGTCAGCTCTTTTATTGGCTCACTGTCGCCAATTTTATTTTCTTGGCAGTTGCTGCCCTTGGCTTCGTTTCGTCGCTTGTCCTTTTATTTAGGGGAAAAATCACCATAATGAGCGGGTTGTATTCGTTCTTGATGATTTTGGTGTATGCTCTCATGTACTTCCAGACACGTCTGTTCTACTCGATGTGCGTCACTAGCAACATGAAGGCCGGCACATATGGCATTGGCGGTGCTCCTTCCGACTCTCTTCCCTCCGTGGCACAACAGGCGTCAGGTGCGGCACCCGGCGCATTTCGCATGTAAAGCGCCCCGACGCCCCGACGCAAGCACATAATGACATAATAAGTTGGTATTATGTCATACTATTACTATTTACCGGCAGTTAGCTGGCACATTTCAAGGAAGCCGCACGTGATTTTTGCCCATCTACGATACCCTCCCATGCTACATACCCACCATCAACGTTGGCGAGACCAGAACCGCCGCTGTATGTCGCTTCTTTTACGCTATCGAAATTAGCACAGTTATCTATATTCGGCGTATTAAGTGTATAACCTAACCTATACGGATCTACGCAATTCGTGCCGTCGAATTGTAACCTGTCAGGGCACTTGGCAATCTCAGGCGGCCACTTCTGCGAGCTCTTGGACTTCCATAGCAAAATCGCGACAGTACCGACGGAGATAACAAACGCAATAATTGCCAAAATCAGCACCATTTTTTGTATGGAAAGATTGAAAAAGCTGCTAAACCCGCCTTCACCTCCCGCGCCACTTCCGCTGGCACTAGAACCCGACGATGAACTTCCGAACGCGGAAGACCCGATATTTTTTGAACTCGAAATAAAATCCATAGATAGAAAGCAGACGTATAAATATTAGTTATATAAATATACTATTATAATAGTATAATAGTATAATAGTATATACAATAACCGGCGTATTTTTGTATCTTGTTATGAACCGTTTTAATTATCGCACAATTCCCGAAGAAACATTTATTGGACAACCTAAAAACGGGCGTCTTGATATTCTTACTCCACCCATACAAGACCAGTTTGCGTTATATGACAAAAATCCGGTTCATCAGTGCGTGACATATCGTGATGCGCTGAATGGTATTTGGGAAAACACCCCGCTTTCATGTGCGTTCTTTAGCAAAGATAATATGCAAATTATCCAGAATGGAATTCGCGCTGGTGTGTATCAGCGTTCGCGTGGCAAATACGTCATCGGCGAACAGGATTGCGATACACTGCGTATCATCATGCGCACGATTTATCTTCAGAACTCGGCAAATGCCCCCACCGATATTCGTCAGCAGATTATTGAGTTGAATGAGTTAGTATTTGAATATTGTGTTCCTCGTGTTCATGGTGAAGCAGAAGGCTACATTCAGTATAAGCGTGATGTTAGTAATATGTACACGCCGATTGCTCACCCGAACTTCTCGGATTACAAGCATAAGACGCTAGAGTTGAAGCCGTGGTTTTAGTTGCTCACTCGGTCAGCACTCGGCTATCGCCTTCAATAATAAAAAATGTCATTTATTATTATTTATTATGTATGATTACACACACCGGTGTATATGTATTACCTTCTTACATAACGACTTATGCCTTCTTCACGACCATCTTCTTCTTTGTTGGTGCCGCAGCGCCTCCGCCTCCTCCGCCTTTCGACGCCATACTCACGACACTGGCCTCCGCCGCCGCCACCCACTTCTTATACTCCACCTCCAATTCATCCAAGTCACGCGTCCATAATGCTTGAATCGATGTATCTGCGAGTTGCTTGTGTTGCGCGCGCTTGGAATCACGCTCTGAGAGAAGATGACGGACATTCTCATCCGACACACTATCCATCGGCATCTTCAGCAGATATTTGAACTCGGTATCGCCGTCGATGTGTTCATACCCGTGCTCCGTCATCTTCGCGAAAATCGCCTCCTTCGTCTGACGGCGCAATTCCAGTTTGTCGTCAAGCACTTCCTGTATGTATCGGGCGCGGTTGGTGAGCACACGCAGCTCGTTCGTCAGCTGAGCCAACATCGCCGCCTTGCGTTTGGAATATAGTGAGAGACGTTCGACATAATAATCCTCGATGATGTCGTAGATTGTCGCATACTTCCTCAGTTTCTCGCGCGCATCGAAGAGGTTCATATTCGTCGTGCTTTGGGTCGTGAATAACCCGAGCAGCTTCTCGAGTTTGTTGGTTCCTGCGTCGGCATCGATGATGGCGGCTTGTAAGTCTTTCGGAGTATGCGGGTAAGATGGATGGAACGTGACGGTAATATCCACAACAGTATCGGTGGACATGTCATTGTATTCTTTCAGGACGGGAGCCGACGACGACGAAGCAGATGATGAGGCGGCGGTGCCAGCCTTACCCTTGTCCGACGCAGCAGACGCCGCGGGCGCGTCCATCAACTTCTCCAGAAACTCTTTATAATCATCCGTCCAAGTTCCAATAGGCAGCTCGGTGATGCGGACTTTACGGTCGGCGATGATTTCATAGGTGCCTTTGATGAGGTATTTCGCCGCCACATGGGATGTGGCGGCACCGGAGGTAGCGGACGCCACGTTAGTGGCAGGAGCACCGGAGGTAGCGGACGCGACGTTAGTGGCAGGAGCACCGGAGGTAGCGGACGCGACGTTAGTGGCAGGAGCACCGGAGGTAGCGGACGCGACGTTAGTGGCAGGAGCACCGGAGGTAGCGGACGCCACGTTAGTGGCACCAGAACCGATATTCCGTATCGTTCCTTTGAACCCCTTGAAGTAGGGCTCGATGACGGGGCGGTCGGCCACAGAAGTTGATGCGAGCATCGCACGAACATACGCAATGATGTGTAGCGGGTTATACTGGAGAACCTCCGTGCTGAATCCCGTTCCGATTCCCTTTGTTCCATTCACCAGAATCATCGGGATTGCGGGGGCGTAATAGATTGGCTCCACCATCTGCCCGTCGTCATCGATGTAACTCAAGACCGCGTCGTCTTCTTGGCGGTAGATGAGTCGTGTCAGCTTGTTGAGTTGGGTGAAGATATATCTTTCGCTCGCACTGTCGTCACCTCCAGACACGCGAGTCCCAAACTGACCATTCGGCTCCAACAGGTTGATATTATTGCTTCCGACGAAATTCTGCGCCATCCCGACGATCGCCGCATTCAAACTCGCCTCGCCATGGTGATACGCCGAGTGCTCGCTAACATACCCGCTGAATTGCGCCACTTTTATTTCGGTTTTGAGCCCACCCTTCTTGAACGCCGCATACAGGATTTTACGCAGCGAGATCTTCAATCCATCCATCAGGTTGGGGATCGAACGCTCGTTGTCGTAGATGGAGAAGTGGATGAGGCCGCGGTCGATGAACTCCTCATAAGGGATTTCGGGTTTCGATGTATCAAGGAACGCCTCGCGTGAATAGTTCGACAACCACTCTTTCCTGTCATCCGCGCGCTTCTTATTGAATGCCATATCTAGGTGATCGTCGCTCTCCTTTCCAGTATGAACAAACGATACCATCTTCTTATGCTCGAAGTATTCCTTGAACTCCTTCCCAGTGCTTGTGCCTAAACCCTTGTAATATTTGGTGGTCCAACCCGATGGCACGACATCCCCGGGGAATTGCTTCTTCCATGCTTCATACTCGCCATCGTTGTAGAAGAGGATCTCTTGTTGCGCACCGCGACGCGCCTTCAGGATGGGTGTATTCATGAACCCGATGAAACCGGGAATCTTCGTAAGCGACGGCCATTCTGTTTGAAACAGGTTGATTCCGAGACCCTGAATATGTGCGCCGTCTAAATCCTGATCGGTCATGAAGAGCACCTTGCCATAACGCAGCCGCGTGGCGACATCCGCAGAGGTGTATGTCTTCCCAGTTTCAAGACCTAGAATCTGCTTTATTTCCGCAATTTCACGATTCTCCGAGATGCGTTTCGTCGTCTCGCCATGAACGTTGAACAGCTTCCCCTTCATCGGATACACACCGATATAATTCCGGTCTTCTTTGCTCAACCCGCTGATAATACCGGCTTTGGCTGAATCACCTTCGCATAAGATAATCGTACATTGCGCGGATTTGTCGGCTGAACCAGCATAATTCGCGTCGATGAGTTTAGGAATTCCGCGGATCGTCTTGGTTTTCGCGCCGTCGGTCTTCTTCGCGGCTTTCGTAAGCTTGACTTCGGTAAGCGCGCACGCGGCATCCATGACACCCATTTTCGCGAGTTTCTCGATGAATTCGTCGCTTACTTTACACGACGACCCGAAATTCGCGACAGCGGTGCCGAGTTCGTCTTTTGTCTGACTAGAGAACGACGGATTATCGATATCACAGCGCAGGAAGAGCATCAGTTGCTCCTTGATTGTATTCGGCTTGACATCCACCTTCTTCTTCTTCTTGATGACCTCTGCGAGTTTGCGGACGATTTGGTTGGTGATGTATTCGACGTGCTTGCCGCCCCTCGGAGTATAGATGCCATTCACGAAACTCACGTGAGCAAACTCGTCGGTGGTGGTGAGACATACGACATACTCCCAACGAGGGTCGGGGTTCTCGTAGATGCGCTTTACGCCGCCGCCGCTGCTGCCGTCGATTGCGACCTTCGCGCCGATATACAAATCAACATACTGCTGAAAATGACGCACCGGAACAAGCGCGCCGTTATATTTCACTTTCACGCTCTTGTCGGTGACTGCGGCAATATCATATGTGCGTTTCATGAAGAGTGCGATCATATCCGATGTGAGGTTGTTGCTCGGAAGGCCGAAACGCGCATAGTCTGGGCGGAAGCTGACGCGGGTATAAGGCTTGACCTTCGACTTGGTGATGACTGGCGGGACGATTTCTGAGAGATTGTTCTTGAATTCTTGGACATATTTTAGGCCGCGGATGTGATCGACAGTCTCCACGCGCCCCCAAACCGACCAGATGAGGACAAGCTTGAATCCGAACCCGTTCTTTCCGCCGACGATTTTCTCCTTCTTGTTTTCGTCGTAGTTGGTAGATGTGCGAAGATGGCCGAAAATCATTTCTGGAACCCACAGTTTATGTTCTGGATGCTGCGCGACGTCGATTCCGTTGCCGTCGTTTGTCATATGGATGGTTCCGTCCGCAAGGTCGATTTCAACCTCGAGGGTAGTCACTGGAAGTGCGTCGGGCTTACCATCCGCAACAGCTTGCGCCTGACGGACCACGTGGTCGCGCATATTCACCATCCCCTCATCAAAGAGCTTGTAAAGGCCAGGGATGTAGGTGATGTTGCGGCGGGTGAGCGTAGCGGGGGCGGCGGGCGCAGCACTGGTGGCATCACCGATGATATCAACTGTAGGCGACGCATCCATGACATATTCCATTGTTTCAGCACGTTCAATGGTTCCGATATATGTGTCCGGTTTTCTGAGGATATGCTCTCGGTCGGTCATTTTTTGGTATTTGTTGAGATCTTCCTGACCCCCCCCAGCGGCGGCGGCAGCGGCGGCGGCAGCGGCGGCAGAAGCAGTAGATTTAGGAGGCATAATATGAATGAATGTCGATTCTTGATACGAACAGCTACAGTATATTCCGACGATTGTTTAAATTCATGTTCAATTTTATTTTACGCTTGTTATGTATCTTTAGCGACACACGCACACGCACGCTGACGACATATGGCTGCCCCACGATATCGCACATCATACGGGATGGGTCTCACCTGTAGTGACCTATACCAAATCGGCGACGCACTTGTCCAATATGACGCATCTGGCAATCCGATCGTCGTCAATAATCAAAACAATGATATTCGCGTTCCGTATTATAAATGCCCAACTCTCGGGAATCCAACGGCAGGTATGGCCACATCCACGAATGATACCAATATTACGAAGAAGATGCGTTATGCGCAAGACATCCGCGTAGCCACCGAAACGAAAAATGTGAAAAAGGTATATGCGGTTAATAATATAAACCGGTTCGGACGGTGGTCTGGCGCACCTGGCGGGTTTGGGGCGGCAGTTACAAACTCCTTTTAGCAGATGTCGTTTTTTTCTAATGTTAGTTTATAACAACCGATTTAGTAAAATGGTGAAACGTTGCGATCGTAGTGATGATGGTTTTTACCACATGCACGGCAAGAAGTATGAGATGTTAGAGGGGTCTCGCGCCCAGGTGTGGCATGATACCGCCTACAAGACCCCCGGTGGTCTTACCAAGAGCGAGTTGATCTTCAACAAGCACGGACGTATTGTGTCGGCAAAGAAGCACGCAACCGCCAAGAAGGAGAACCGTCTGCGTAAGTATGGCTACACCGCTCGTAAGGGTAAGTTTGGCGCCATTAAGATTAACGCCAAGACCGGAAAGCGTGCTCGCCTCGTGAATACTCCGAAGAGACGTTAGACCGTGCCAATTTGGCGCGCCCGCATAAATAATAGTATTTCATTATTATAATAGTATTACAATAGTATAATAGTATTACAATAGTATTATAATATAACAGTATTACAACAGTATTACAACAGTATTACAACAGTAATTATATGACGAACAATATCATAATCGGGTATATTTTAGAATTTGTAAAAGCGCACAAGTTTTGGATATTCATAACCATCGCGACTACACTCATATGTAATCCAGTGGAGATGATTGTGTTGTCGGACTTATTTACCAACTTCACAACGGCGATTAATGCTCTTGAATACAATAATTCAATAACGATTCTTTGGAAAATTGCGGCATTAAGCGTGTTTATTGACAGCGTTTATATGGTGGGGAATTACTTCGACAAGATTTATTATCCGATGATGGAGAAGTTCATCCGGTTCAAGCTCATCGATGTCATCTTCAAAAATATTGAGGTGAAATACGAGAAAGAAGATATATCGAATCACATTATCAAAACATTAAAGATACCGAATACGGTCACATCATTTACAGGGAGGTTTATATACTGGGTTGTAACATTCGTATTAACCACGATTGTCATTCTAGGTTATATCTTGTATTTGAATCCGACCATCGGTCTCCT